GGCCGAGAGAACCGCCCGCCTTGACGAGCGCCTGAAACTGATCAACGAAGCTCTGGCGAAGCAGAACGCGCCGCAGAAACCTGAAGCGCCGGATCCCGACACGGACCCGTTCGGCTATATGCAGCACGAACTGCGAACCGCGAACGAGCGCATCAAGGCATTCGAAGAGGAGCAGAAGCGGGCGGCTGAGCGCCAGAAAGCCGACCAGGAGCGGCAGCTCATCATTGACCGCGCCGATATGACGCTGGCTCAGGCCCGCGCCTCCAATCCGGATGTGGACGAGGCACTGACGTTCGCGACGGAGGCCGTGAGGCAGGAAATCCATCGCCGGCTCACAATGGCGGGCGTTCAGGGGCAGGCATACGTCCAGCAGTTCAACGATATGTTCAACGCCACTCTGACGCAATATGCGGCGCAGTGCCCGACCGATCCCAACGAGGCCGCCGAGCATATTCGCCGGCATGCCCGTTACTGGGGCTGGGCCGGCCCGCAGGCGTCCGCAGTCGCTCAGCCGCAGCCCGCTCCGGCGCCTCGGGTTCAGAATCCGTCCGTCCAGCAGCGTGCAGAACAGCAGGTGCGGCACATGAGCCTTTCCGGCGTCGGTGGAGCAGAGCCTCCGCGGCGCCTCACGGCCAAGGACATCGCGGCCATGAGCGACAAGGACTTCCGCGAGCTCATGAAGACGGCCGCTGGCCGCAAGCAACTGGAAGAGGAATTCGGCGGCGTCTAAGCCCTTCGCCGTCGCATGGCCCGCGCATCCATGGCCTGAAACTGGACCTGCTTCGGGGGCTTGGCCCGTTAACCCAAGCACAGCCTGCGCATCCCGGCTCATAGGGACATGCTTCGCCTGCCTAGCGGCGTCACAGCTTTGGCGATCACTCAACCCCCCACATCTGTCTTTAAGGATAAGACAATGGCTGACACGACCTTTGGGATCAACGATCCCTTGGCGGTGAAGCATTGGGCGCGAGCGCTTGAGTTCGATGTTGTCTATCGATCCGATATCGCCGCTCTCATTGGCACCGACTCCAATTCCATCATCCACCTCAAGGAAGAGACTTCGAAGGACGCGGGTGACCAGATCACCTTTGATCTGATGAAGAAGCTCACCGGCGACGGCTTTACCGAAGGTGAGCCGGCTGAGGGCAGTGGCGAAAGCCTCTCGCTCTACAGCGACAAGATCACGATCAACGAGCTTGGTCATGTCGTGAAAATCCCGAACGGTGGCCGTTCCATCGATGCCCAGCGCGTCCGTCCCGACCTCCGCAAGGCGGCCAAGAACGGTCTCGCAACGTGGAAGAAGGAGCGCTTCTCCTACACCTTCTTCGCGCATGTCTGCGGCAACACCCACGAAACCCGCCCGAAGTACAACGGTAACAACACCATCACCCCGCCGACGCGGCATATCTTTGTTGATGCCGGCAACAACAATTCGGACGGCGACGAGAACCTTGCTGCTGACGATACGTTCACGCTCCGCTACGTCGATTTCGCGCGTGAAATGGCGGAAACGGCGGCATCCCCGCTGCGTCCGATCAACGTCATGGGCGTGGATGGCGGCCGCGACATCTCGGGCGGCAAGTACGTCATGTACCTGCACCCCTACCAGGTCACCGACCTGCGCACCGATGCCGGAACGGGTCAGTGGCTGGACATTCAGAAGGCGGCCCTGTCGGCTTCGAATGACTCCAAGAATCCGATCTACACGGACGCTTATTCAATCCACTAAGGGTGTCCTAGGAAAGCGATTTCCTACAACAAAAACTCCGTGAATTGCTGGAACCTCTCGCCCCAATATAGTATAAATAGGGTATCCGAGACAATCAGCAGCCAAGCGGGGTCAAACGTGAAAATATGCACTAAGTGCGGCGCAGAAAAACCAGATGATGAATTCTGGTTCAACAAGAGGCTTAATCGCCCTGCGCAGCCGTGTAACCAGTGCAGAAGCGCAATGAGAGCCGATTGGAAGGCTCGAAACGCTGAAAAGGTAAAAGTCAAGAACAGGGAGTGGCAACTTGCCAACCCTGATCGCGTCAAGGCAGCAATGAAGCGTTACCAAGAGCGCAACCCTGGTCTAGCCGCCGCCCGCACAGCGGAGTGGAGGGCGAAAAACAGGGAGCGAGCCTTGGAGGCGCAGCGCAAAGTCAACGCCGATCGCAAGCGTCGTGTCTACGAGGCTTACGGCGGGTTCAAATGCGCATGCTGCGGCGAGACCGAAGAGGCCTTTCTTTCAATCGACCACGTCAACAATGACGGGGCGGAACACCGAAGGCAGGTGGACCGTCGCGGACTGTATAAGTGGCTTGAAAAGCAAGGCTTCCCGCCGGGATACCAAGTTCTTTGCATGAACTGCAACTTTGGTAAGGCCCGGAGCGGTGGCGTTTGCCCTCACGTGACCCTGAAGGTTCAACGACTATCCCGAAAGGGAGTAGAGCCAAGCGGCTCGAAGCGCGGAGCCCTGCAACTGGTTTGCAGGTGAAGATATAGTCTGCTCTGCATGGTGACATGCAGCAGCCCGAAAGGGCGGGGTCAGAATTAGCGAACTGGCCCGAACACAAGACTTGGCGAATATAACAACGTGATCCTCAAGAAGGCGAATCACGTTTCGACCGGCGTCAATTCTTCCTCGGGAGCCATCGTCGCGAATGCGCGGCGTGCGGTCCTTCTCGGAGCTCAGGCTGCGGCTGTTGGCTTCGGAAAGAACAACGGCCCGACCAACTATAACTGGAACGAGGAGCTGATCGACCACAAGCGCCAGCTCGAAGTTTCGATCCTCACCATGTGGGGGCTGAAAAAGACGGTGTTCGACAACCAGGACTTCGGTGCTGTCGTCGTATCGTCCTACGCAGCGCCGCACACCAGCTAAGGAGGCCAAACCATGCCTACCAATGTTGCTGGCAATCCGGGCCAGAAGTACCACACCAACCAGACGCATTTCCTTGTCAAGACGGTCACGTATCAGACCCTCGGGACGAGCAATGTGGTCACGGTCGGCTTCCTTCCGCCCAGGGCGCTCATCCTTCGCGGCGGAACATGGATCAAGACCGGGTTCAACGACACGACGGGCGATGACCTCGATGTCGGGGTCGAGGGAGGCGACGACGATCTATTCGCCTCCGCGGTCGACCTCAACGCCGGCGGCGTGCTGACCGCTTTCGACGATCTGGCCGATGCCAATCGTTATAGCGACTCTCCGCGCCGGGTCACCTGCAATCTCACGACGGCGGCCACCGGCGACGGCTCCGCCGGCGAGGCATCGGTGTATCTCGAATACATCGTCCTGCCCTCGGCCTGATCCATGTGAGGCGGGTTTGCGCCCGCCTCCTTTCATCTAAGGAGAAAATCACATGGTTGATGGTGTGAACGACGCCAACAAGCGCATGAGGATGAACGTGAAGGAACTCTACGTCAATGGCGCGCGGATCGGCGCGGCGCAGGCCGCCAAGATCGCGGACCTGACCACGACGGCCACGTCTGGCAGCTTTCCCACGCCGAATGGTAGCGTCACGGTGGCCAACGCCTCGACGCCGACCGTGACGGAACTTCAGGAGTTCTGCGTCGAGCTCAACGCAAAGATCAATGCCATCATCGACGCGCTCGAAGGCGCGGGGATTTCGGCCTCGTCCTGATGGATATCGTGATCCTAGCCCTTTGGGGGGCGGAGGAAGATCTGCCCCCCGAAATCAAGAAAATCCCGCCGAAAGGTTGCTGCCGGCATTGCGGACGGAAAGTTGGTCGAGGGCTGCATTTCCATGAAAAGGCATGCGGGGGCGCCAAATGACGACCTTGGCCAAACTTAAGCAGGACATTGCCGACGATCTCGATAAGAATCTTGAGGACGCGCCCTATGCGGCGATGATCGCTGACGGGATCACGAAGGCCATCCGATATTACCAGAACACGCGGTTCTATTTCAACGAAAGCCGTGATGAGACGTTTCAGACCGTCGCGAACCAGAAGATCTATTCGTCGTCCGATGATGTTGCGATTCCTCGATTCATTGCAGTGGACCAAGTCATCCTCATAGACGGTGCGGAGCCGGCAGAACTGTGCCAGATCAACCCTAAGGAATGGGAAATGCTGACGGCTAGCGGTACATCAGTCGGCAGGCCGGAATCTTGGTGCTACTTCAACCAGTCCATAGGATTTTACCCAATCCCCTCTGCGGCTTACACAATCCGGGTGATAGGCCAGTTCATGAAGGCCGGTCCATCGTCTGACGCCGATGCAGGAAATGTCTGGATGACGGAAGCATTCGAACTGTTGCGTGCCAGGGTGTGCGTCCAGTTGGCGCAGCGTCGTCTGAAGTCTCCCGAGGTTGCCGCGCTTCACGCTCCGATGGAGGCCGATGAGTTAAACCGGCTTTCCAGCGAAACTGCGTCGCGTGTCGGCACTGGCTTTGTGACCCCCACGGAATTCTGATGGCGATCGTTACCTTTCCGCCGTTCGAGCCCGATAAGAACCGGTTCAATGGCGACGCAATGCCGGCGATGCGCAATGTGATGCCGGTCTCGGATGGCTGGGCACCGCTGCCGTCGCCGAATCCGTCTGCTCCTTTGCTCGGCTTCCTAACGGATGAGGATGGCAATCCGCTTTCGCCCGAGCCAGGAGACTTCCTTGTCTCTGGGCCGGAGGGTGAGGCGCTCGACGGCGCAGTTCTTTTGCCCGGGCCGTGCGTCGGTGCCTATTTTGCCCGGACAGACAGCGGCGTTGCACGGGCGTTCTTCGGAACGGAATATGCAATCTATGAATATGATTTCGCGGACTATCTGTTCGCCGACGTCTCTGGTCCGTCAGCTCCCTACTCGACCAACGGCCGCTGGTCGTTCGAGAAATTCGGCAATCATCTCTATGCTCAGAACGGCGTTGATCTGGAGCAGTTCATAGATTTGAATGTTGGCACCGCCTTTGCAGACAACGCAACGGCGCCGCGTGCATCTTATATCCGAACCGTTGGCGATTTCCTTGTCCGGGCGAGGCTGACCGATGAACCGTCTGTGCTCCAATGGTCAGCCCTCAATGACCCCACGAGCAACGAGCCTGGGCTCTATGGCTCGGATCGGC